GAGTGGGAGGTGCTTCATCGCTGCTCATAGTTGGAATCAAGATCTAAGTCGCCCTGATCAGGCGGCGCCCATCGTTGGGCATATCCTCCTCGGAGCGTTACCTTCTTAGTAAAAAATTTGGGTCACTTAGGGTCATGAATTATGGCTTCGCGCTCCGCCCATACCGTTCGGAATTAGGAACCTGCCTGTTCGTGTGTTGGGGTTGACTTTATAGTCCAACCAACATGCAACTCCGTATCCTCTTTCTTGACATCCCTAGTTTATATGCACATCATCGATCAAATATTGATGTTGCACGAAATCGGTCGGAGGGCCAACCTTTGTTTAAGGTCGAAGCAGCTCTTGCGTTGAAATCCCGGAACGGACAATTCGCAGCGTGTAATCCACGTTCAGAGGCTCTACGCTGCTATAAAAAATGAAAGAGTCCACAACAGCCAACCTAGTCGAGGGGAATTGAAAACAATTCCGCTGAATGTGTAAATTGTGATACAGCTTAGACTTAGGATGGCTTATTTATATCATTTAAAAGTTAATGGAGTGCCAAAGGCTCTCCAACCACTTGAATTTGGAGCTGTGAACGCTTCAAAAATTTTATCCCGTGATGCCCCTGAATCAGAGGCACAGGCTCAACTGGCTAGGTCAGTTTTGGACGCTCGCCCAATCTATAGTGGTTTTGGCGATGTTACGCCATACTCAATCACGAGCAATAGGGGGCGTGTCCCGTACTTTAGGGTTGATGGTCCAGGGACTCAGCTGTTAATCCGTTTGAAGTTAGCTTCACCACCTGCTATCTTCAACTCAATGTCCCCTAATTTAGGGACGGTTAAGGTGGAGACTTTCGCAACTGGGAGTGTTTTGCACAACGCTGGACCAAAGACGCTACTTAAGACGGTGCTACATAACTTGTATGCACCCACACAAGCTGGCGCGACCCCAGCACTACGTGAAGCGCATGTGAAGAACGGTTGGCATGTTAGCCTGTTGGTGGCACGCTTAACTGCCTTTGCGCTCGAGCATGCCTGTGTGCCTTTCACCGGTGTTTTGCGTCCAGTCTCAGCCACTGCTTGTGTCTTATTTACTGAGCAGGGTGAACGGGCGTATGGTGCAGCGCTAGGTGTGGATGATAAACTGGACCTTAATCCGTTCACTAACGCTTCCAACTTATCTACTGTTGATGCTCAACACAACCAAGTGGTTTTCGTCGGTCCTGGAACTCATTTACGTGGCATGGCCCTGTTAAGTGCCTTGATGCGTGAAGGCGGTCCCGTGACTAATCAGCGTTTATCATTGATGCCACACCATGCAGAGGAAGGCCATTTGTTGATGGTCACTGCCTCTCCTTTGGCTCACGATTTTTCGCGCTACGGACCAGCGGACTACCCTCGTTGTATCCGTGAGGCTGTCTATATATTACAGGTATTCAATAATGTGCCCGAGAGTCGTTTCAACGGCTACGTTGCACATTTTATGGAAAATTTGCCCTTGGTTGATACAACGCTTCTACGTGAGTGTGCGGATTTTGTGCCGTACAATGTAACTCAAGGTCAGTTTTCAAGGTTGCCTGTGGGTGCGGTGCCTGCAAATGCTGCAGCCGTTGCTGATGCTATACGCGATGTTTTGCCAGCGGAGTTAGCGGCCCTTCCTAATCCAGCAATCTACGAGATGTTTTCTCATACATCACGTGATGTTGCTGCGGCTATCCCCGCGGGTTTTGCTGGTTACATAGGTCCCAATGCCAGGCGTGTTCTTCCTCAGGCAGCTTTGATGTTGCAATTAGGTGGTGTGGTCGCGCGTAACAACGTGGACTTGTTACCTTTGCCAGGTTACTCAATGTTCGACGCGGTTAACGCACCCTTAACAATTGATGGGTTGGGACCCTTGGTTATTGGTACTACCATGGCGATGCTTTCCCCTCATTTTCAGGTTCTCTCAGCCAGGGCTGTGTATTCATTGTACATCTTGTACGAACCTGCGGCTGGTGAATTGCAATTGCATGGATTGCCAAACACTCTAAATCCTGTGGCATTGGCTAACCCAGCTGAAATCGCTCTGCTGGATGCTACTCTCCCTGCACCACGTCTCGCTAACGCTACATGGCATGCACCGCTGGTAGCTCATCCTCTCATGCCTGCCGCTTCTTATGCATACTTGTATCAAGAAGTGGTACGGGATGGGGATGCTCCAACTACTTTCGAGGATATTGGTGTTGAGCCTCGTCAGTTCGATGCTCCTATGGCAGATGGTCGTCCACTCAATTTGGGTGGTGGTCGTGCTCAAGCTGCTTTTGTTTATGGCTGGGCGCCACGTATAACTGCTGCAGTCCGCACTGCTGGTGGAGTGCAAAACAGGGTTGTCGGCCCGTACATGGACAGTACCCATGATGCTTTGGGTAATGTCATCAACAATGCGTTTGCTCGTGTTACAGCCTTTATCACCACAGTGGCGCGATTGTGGTGGTGTAAAAATCGTCGTGGCGAATATTTGCGTTTGATGGCAATTTGGCGCGCTGCCCTGCCACCTGCTGATCGCGATACTTTCGATATCCCTGATGAGGTGAGCGTACCACTGGGTGGCATTATATCTGTCGCGCCTCTTACGGGTACAGGAGGCTTATGGGTTTTAGCTCATCTAATGAGCAACACAGGTGAGCAGGTTTATCGTCCTCTAGACGATAATTCTGTTCTATGTGACATTCTAAATCCTTACCTCCTGGCTCGTAGATTGATATCATTTCGTGCTGCTGTTGAAGCCGCTCATACGTTACTTCGTTTGTCTCCTGCTAGGGTTCGTGGAGCCGAATATATGTACCGTGGTTTCACTAACCGTGTGGTTACTGCCCTACAAAATCGCCCTGGAACAATAGTACAGATCGATGTGGGTGAAGCTTCTTTGATAGCGCGCTTGTTGCGTGAGAACCTTTTCCTCTGTCCAGGCCCTGTCCTGCTCACTACGGTGGGTAGCGTTCCTCAACCTTTGTTGAGGATGCGTACGGTCAGGGACGATGTGGGTGTCGATACAGCGATGTATGCTGCTTACACTATACCGTCCATTGTGACTGATCAAACTCTGGCATGTATGTTTGGGGTCAGTCGGCCGAATTACGTCGTTAGTGGCTCACTCCGTCAGGAGTTGCACCAAACTGGCTGGAATGGTGCAGTCATTAGTAAAACGGACCGTGTCCTATCGGTGCCGGTGAACACTGAGTCAGCTGCGGTTGACTTGACCTTCTGCCTTGCTACGCTTGTAGCGGGTGAGGAATGGGCTATCAGTAAATGGGGATTAGTAGATGAGCCACAAACCGTCTTCGTTGATGCAGTGGCTGCTCACATAGTGCGCGAACACCGGGAGGTTGGTCGTTTGGCTTCTCGTACAGTTTATCCTTTTTTGGTTTATGTGCGTCAGGCGGTGCTTATGGCTCGCTTCGGTGAGGCCTTACCTGCTAGGAATGCCATTCGAGCTTTACCTGCTTTTGGTAACGCGCGCTTGACCTTAGATTCAACCTCTGTGATGATGGATCCGATTAGGAAACGTAATCAACCACAGTTCAACATCGTTGGTAATCAGCTAGCTAATCATCAAGACGACTCATACCCTACACATGATGTCCACTTGGCATTAGTGAAGACTAGACCACCTATTAATTTTGTCATGTCGTTAACCGCTGCTAGCGCATTAGACCAGGTCATCAAGATGGCTAGTAAAATAGCTGATTTGCATTTACTTCCAGGGCTCAACACTCTGGC